ATCCACAAACTCTTCTGACCAATTTTCGGTACTAATTTTAGACCTTAATTGCTCTGGGGTCATGCTTACCACATGAAACATGTATGGTGCTTCTTGTGGATCTATACAATAGCTTGGCCAAAATACATCCTCATCTGGTGCAAGTGCTTTGATCTTGGGTCTACTTACAACTTGGCGTGTGACAGGTACTGTAGTTTCTCCGTCCTTACGCATTTCCTTCAACATTGCACGTGCTTTTGCTTTGCTAATATCAAACTGTGTTTTAAGTGCCTCACTTAATTCCTCGTCCATACTTCCATCCTGTATAGCTCCGGCAATTTGTGGAAGGACTTGTGCAATCTCTTCAAGCTTAATGGTCTGTTGTTGCTTCAGTTCTTGATTCTCGTACCAAGCATAATGAACCATCATACCTTTTTCAAAAAGATGATTTAATCCAAGTTCAATCTCAGGATAAAACTCCTGCATCTTAGAATTAATTAACCATCGTAAAAACATGGATACCACATTGGCACGCTCCACATCACTTGATTCTGTGGGTGTGGCTACAATGTGACCACGTCGAATTGCATTCATTGACATTGCCACTCGGCAAGTAATCAATTCATCTGCCATGCGAACTTCTTGATCGCTTGCACCAACCCAAGGAAATACCTCACCTGTTGAACTCTGGTTGGCATACTTCTTAAAGTCATCACTCTTGCCTGCCCATAAGCAATTACGGACATCATAGTCTCTTTGTCTACGATCTAACCACTCACCTAAATCACTTTGTGTACGCTTGAAGGCTTCACTAAGGTAGGCAATGTCAGGCTCTTTGGAGACATATAATAATTCTGGATCGCTTGCAGAGAGCATAGTGTAGCATAAAGCTACATTAGCCCCCTTATGTAGTCAACTTAATAACCACCACCACCTGTGACCTGTATGTCACGATGGGTGACATGGTCTGCGCCACTTACAAATAAATAACGCAGGCAGTCAATTTGGTCAGAGAAGTAATCACTCTTACTCTCCCCTGCATATTCAAGCATGGAAGATATTGTATTCTCGCATTGATCAGAGAAGTAAAGCTTGGGGCAATTCTTGTCTGTCATGGTTTCTGTATCATCCCAGCTAAGTGCATCATTAATCTTGGCAATACCTGAGTCTATAGACACACCTGGTGCAGCACGCATCACAAATCCCATGTTACTCATTGTATTGATTATATTACTTTCTCCCTCCTTTGTACGCACTGTGGCTGCTCCCATTCGTGGGTCAACTATCCGTTCAAATATCTCCTCACCATCTTCCTGTGCTTCAAAGTAGGATAAGTAGTCTGAGTACCCCCAACCTAGAGGACGTTGTCCAGGGCCAGGTTTACCCACTGCTTTTCCTGCACCATTAATGTGGGGGATTGCCCATGCTCCCATCGTGCTGTCTGGGAACTCACGATAGATGTATATCTTCTTGTCCTTCGTCACACCTGCCCATAATCCAACCCAAGGTTTACTGCCACCCGGATCGCAGATAAAGTAACGGGTTACATTTACAGATGGATCGAGGATGAAAGGTATCTTACTATGTTCAATTACATTGGACTCACGCTGGAATTTTGGGAACTTACCTTCAAAGCTTTTACTCGGAATGCCAAACAACCTGGCAAGCTTTACCTCTTGTGGTTGCTTGCTGTAGGTACGTACAAGTTCGTCTGAATCTACAAATGGTGAATCCTGTGACCAAAAGTAATATATGCGACAGTCAGGCCAATTAGCAGACACTTGTTCAGTAGGTAGTTCCTTATCCATTAACGCACTATACTTTGACCTGACTGTCGTAGCTCCTTTCAATAAACTATTAACTAATGGCGTGTATCCTTGCAGAGTCGTAAAGGTCAGAATCAAGCGACCATGATTATCGGTAAGTCTTGCCAATAGCGTGTTAAAAATATTCTCAGGAATCTCCTCATCTGCATGAATACAATGGGCTGCCCATCCCTCAAAGATTTGTGGGTCTGCCATGTACTGCCTGTAATTATTAAAGTATATCGTACTCCCACGCTCTGCATCTGGATGGGTGGGCGGTAGGATTGCTTTCCCTGCATTGAATCCATTCTTCTGTGTATATTGCAGACTATGATTCTCACTCTTCTTCTTGCTTCTCTTGTACCTTGCCGGAAGGGAATCCCATATATAACGCTGGGAATCTGATATACTACGCTCCTCACTGACATGCATGGAACGTATCTCTGCTTCGGGTATGTTCTGCGCCAAATGTACAAGCAAGCGAGATGCGAAGGTAGTCTTGGATGATCTGTTACCACCCAAGCAAACATGGATTTTTGTATCCTTCCAATTCTCCATTACCCTGCGCCAACCAGGTAATGTCCAACCCCATTCGATTGGATCTTCCTTCTCGCTGGTTGGTTGGTCAAGGAGCAAGCGTGTAAGTGTTTCTGCACGTACAGGATCTTGTACAGTTAGTCTATCTATCTCCTCATCTGATAATGCACACTCCAACTCACCCTTTACATACTTAAAGTCATCTGTCCAAGGCACGCCAAAGCGTGCGTCTATCTCGTCTGCATAGGTTATTTTACCCATAGTCTACAGTCCACACATAGAGTCGCATTCATCGGCGAATCCAAATTCCTTCTGACCTTTTTCTGTGTCAGTCCGCAAGTCAACTTCATCGAGTGGCTGGTGGGATCGGTGAAGATATAGTTTCTGTTTGGTGTTATATACCCCGTTTCTAATTCGCTTATCTAAGTCTACAGCTTTTGCATATTCTTCAGGCTCTTCCTCTTTAAGCCTTCTCCATTCTTTATTGCTGTGGTATGGGCAGAACCAACAGGCAGAGCGTGGAGGTTTCGGATATCCGTTATCTTTCATCCACCTTAAACAGTCATGCCTGTGCATATCCATCTCGACTAAAGGCCATCTGTGTTGAATCCATGATTCTCGTGATTCTTTCATTCGTTGGATCTCATCCTTAGAAATTCCGATCCATGTGGTAACGATAGGTTCTTTTGGTTTTCTTCCCTTCCATCCAGCAATCTCTTTAGTCTTTCGATTGATTGGCCGAATCTTAAAGTCTGTGGTACAAGTCCGCATTAGTAATCCTGTCTCTGTGAAGAATGGAGGGTTTGAACATCTGCTTCCCTTAATTCCTTTTTCCACATCAACTAATAACCCATCTTTCTCCATCACTCGGTACACGGGGAAAGGTAACTCGCCCTCTAACCAATCAAGATAATCATAAACACTTTTTGGCTCTGCTCCCACATCAGAAAATATCGCCGCAGTAGGCATGGGTGTAATCTCTCCTTTTGCCGCCATTAATGCCATAGCGGATGACTGAACCCCTGCACCAAGTGATAATATATGTTTCATTTGTAGCTATTTGTAGTCTGCTTACCCACGATTGAGTATCTCTATCCCTACGATGATTGCTTCTTCGAGCGTGTTACACGGGATTTCTTTTTCACCAATTTGCCAGCCTTCCGTATCTTCTCCAACGTCTCTGGGCTTAATTGCAAGGGTGGTGGCCCTAGCTTTCTCAAGTCGCACTTCGGTAATTCGGCATGAGATTCGGATATCGCTCGCCCGTATTTTTTCCAGAAGATCGGATTGTAGCCCTTGGGTACTTTCACTTAACATTACGAGCTTGTTCCTCAGTTACTTGCTTCCATATATCACAGCACCTAACCTTCAAGTCAGTCACCTCTTTGGTAAGTTCATCATTCTGCTTCTCCAAATCAATGACCCTACTTTTAAGAACCATTCCTTCATCTGTTAATCTCCTCACCCATAATGGCCAACTCTCTAACTTCTCTCCTGTGGGGGTATATATATTCATTCCTCCTCCTCTAGTTCCATATCACACTCAAAATCTATTACATCTTCCTTGTAGTACTCCTTCGCTGCTTCCACCATACACTCAACAATTTGATCATCCTCCAAGTCAGACTCTTCTGACCAACGATGGATCGCATTCTTAAACTCATGGATACATTTTCTTTTTGCGTCTTTCATAATTTACTAAGTCAAATTTTCCCTTGCTTGGCATTCTGCGTGGTATCGATGTTCGATACACTGTGCTATGCGAGTCCACGGATAATTGATTCTTGCCCCAGAATCGTAACCATGCTTCCTGCATTACTTCGTGTGGCACGTGGCATTCAATTCCTTCCATAAAGTCTTCCATGCTAGTTCTGCTGTTTGGGGGACAACTCCATTCCCCAAGAGCCTAAGTCTGTCCACCCTGTGCTGAGTCCCATCAATTGTTCTA